TCCAAAGTATGAGTATTCTGGAGAGGCAAGTAAGGTTAAATTTACTTGTAGCTTAACCAAAAGAAAATATGGTTTATCACAAGTTAATGATTGGTTTAACACACCAGAAGTTCAAGAATATACTAAAGCTGGTTATGTTTTAAAGTATATGACAAAAACTCAAGAAATGCAAAATCCACCACAATACGCAAAAGGCAATCTTGAGCAGATACTTTGTTTGGTTATGATTAAACCTTATAAGCCTCAACCTAATGTAGATGGATTTAAGCCTGTAGGCCAAACTATGCCACAGTATAAACCTCAACAAATGACAGAGGCTCAACCATCAGCACCAGATAATGCTGTGCCTGTTGAGAAGATGTCAGATATGGACGATGAGATTCCATTTTAATTATGTCTAACGATTTATTTATTAGCGAGATTAACAAACTAAAACGTGATCTCGCTTTTAAACAAGAAGAACTACAAGCTATGTATTTAGAAAATAGAAACTTACATAAAAAGATAGATATGTTAGAGAAAGAAAATCATAGCTTTAAACAACAAATAAAACAATTAGAACAAGAAGCAGAGGAGATGTTATTATACCCATGATTATATTTGGAAAAAGTAAGACAGATTGGAAAGTGTTAGAATTACATTATAGACGAGAATGGATTTGCTTTGTAGTAGGCTTTGTATTAGGAGTAATATTGATATGAGTTTAAGCGATCAATTATATAAAAAATTAGAAGATGCCTCTAATGATTGGGCTGAATGGCAAAAGAAAACTATCATCTTAGATGAGGGTAGAAAAGCAGTTTTTTCTTCGTGTGTAATTAAACATAAGAAGTTAGTTAAGACTATGAGTGAAGCAGAGCATGAAGCAAGAATAGACCCTGACTATAAAATGATTGTTGAACAATATGCAGAAGCTGAAAAAGAATTAATTAAAGCTAGATATAGATATACCAATATTGATAGGTACGTTTCACTCAAGCAATCAGAGTTAAAACGTGATTTAGCTTTGAACAATAAAGTTTAATGAATTCTACTAACGATATAAAGATTTGCTCCCTACATATGTGTTTAGTAGATAGAGTGGTCAGGGAGACTTGGCCACTTGTTAATAGAATTTTAGGTGTTTTTAATTATGGTTTTTATAAACGGCCATAACTATCTTTGAACCTAAAATAGCTAGGGTAGTTTTGCTCTCTCTTTACTGCCCTAGTTTTTAGTAAAATCAAATTGTTTTATATCTGTATTTTTGTGAATTTGTTTATAAGTGTATTCGTAATTAATTAAATCAACATCACTTCGTCTTTTTATTTCTTCAACCATTTCATTAACTTTAGTGAAGTATGGGTAAGTATCTATAAATCTAAAGCTAACATAACTACCATACGGATTGTTACTTGTTTCTAATTGTAGTTCTAAATCTGTGATTACAGCATCAACTTTTAATTTGTCCATTTAGACATGATACTACTTCTTACGCATGATGTCAGCACCCTTTAATCCATAGATCGCAGAAACTACACCAATAAAAATAGCTTGATACCAATAAGGTAAGTCTTTAAAGTACTGAAAAAATAAATCTAATTTATTACGTATGTCAGGGTCGTCAGAGAAAACAGAGTAACCCAATATAAGAATAGGCAAAGATACGAGAACCAAGACAAATTCATCTTTCCAACCATTGTCATTACTCTCAATAATTTTTGCTTTATATTCAATTTCGCCTTTCGCCATTTGCTCTGCGTGGTGCATTTGAGCATCTGACATTAACTGTTTTGTTCGTTGTTTATTTTGGTAAATCTTAGCTCCTGTCTTTACACCCAACGATAATAAATTCAACCACATTTTAATTCCTTTGCTAATTCACAATAATGAATTATTTTATCATATCTTTCTTTAGGATTCTCGCCTTTTTTATTTCTCACTGCATATTTAACTATATTGCCATCTATGAAGTCTAAATCATGCGATACAATGAGTTCTATTGGCTGTATTTTACCTTTATAATGGTTGCCACCTATTTGCTTGTCAGTAGCCCTCTCTGTGGCTCTCTGTGGCTTTAACTTAAACAATTTTGCCTATCCAATCTCCCTTTTTGTCTAAAACCATTGGGAGTAGTCTTGGAATACCATTTAGTATAACTGCACAACCTATGATAAACCTAGTCTTAAAGTTTTTAGCATAAGCAAATGCCATAGACTTTTGATTAATTAAACAACCTACGTTCATTCCAAAAAATAGGTTATCTGGGTTCGCCCACCAACTAACAACAAACTTTGTATGATAATGGCCTTGAACACAACTCATTCCCATAGCTTGACTTGTTTTTAAAACATCTGCTGATCTTCCATGTGTAAAGAAACATCTTTGTCCATTAGACATAGTAAGTGTTAAATCATCTATCCACTTCCATTTTTTAGTGCCTAAGAAATCTCCATAATCTCTTAAAAATTCTTTGCTCATTCCATACTTTAATGCCCGTCTATAAACTAAGCTAGAGTGGTTTGAATCTACTTCTGTAACTTCTGGAAATACTCCCTCTAATTCTTTTATATATTTTCTAGCTTCTTTTAATTCGTGTCCAGCAGAATATAAATCAGGGTTGCTATCGTGCATAGAGATTGCATGGAAGTCTAAACTATCTCCAATATTTACAACTGTGTCAGGTTTAAATTCTTTTTTTATTTCTTTTAAAAATTTGATTGCGTCTTTGTGATGATATGGAATGTGCATATCGGATATAATTAATATTCTCTTATGACTCATGCAATTAATACTTGTACCTATTTTTAGGTAATTGTAAAGGTTTAGACCTTATCAGCTAACACCACTATTATATAACCCATAGCACTGATTAATGAGCCTGTACAGATTAGTAAAATCTTTTCTAATCTCTTAACTCTTTCTTCAATAACATGAATTTTATCATGGGTTAGTTTCTGCATAATACGACATAGCTTCTCGTGTGATTCTATTTTTTGTAATGCAGATTTACTCATTTCTTTTTCTTTGGCTTATACTTTTTGATAGCTTGTGAAATGAATATGTTTTTATATAGGCTTACCTTTTTACCAAACTTTTTATCAGCTTTTCTTTTAGCTGATTTATAAGCCTTAGACTTTTTATTAAAAGATTTAGGTTTACCTAATCTCTTTGGTCTAGCTTTTGCATATATAGGTTTCTTTGTAGCCATTACTTTTTCTTCTTCTTTTTCATTTTATCTTTTTTCTTCTTTGCTGGTCTTCCTCTTTTACTTCCGTATGTTCCTTTTCCCATTGGCATAATATTCTCCTATTAGTTAGTTAGTTTGCCACCTGACCATTTTGCATCAGGTAATCCATTAGTATATGATTTGCCGTCAAATGTTAATACTTGTTTTCTATTTGAGCCATCTTTATACGATACATGAATCCACCCACTATTAGCTTCTCCTGTGTAATACTCTAAAATTAATTGATCAAAATCACAATGATTTTCAATCCACAAAGCTACTTCAAGGTTAGAAACTGATAACACTTCCATATCAACTGCGTTCCCAGTGCAGTGCTGTGAGGTGGATTTTGACCCTATGGCTTCCGAGAGTTGAGGAGAACGATACCCACTTGTAATAGTTACAGGCTTATCAAACTTTGCTCTTACAGGCTCAAGTATTTCATAACATAAATCGCCTAAGTTTTTAATCTCTCCAGCACCAGCTTTGTTTTTAATACCTAACCTGATAGCAGTAGAACTTTTTTCCATCTCCTCTAAAGAAAAATTTTTAGAAAGTTTCATAATTACCTCGCTGTTGTTGGTATTCCTGTTGATGTTACAAATGGATTTTCTGCAAATGCCATGTAGATGTATCTATCGCCAGAATAATTATTTTCTGCACCAGATGTTCTTACTTTAAATCCATTACTTAAAAAATCATGGTCATCTTCTGTAATTGTTGCAGATGAACTATTAGCATAAAGAACATCTTGAACAGTATTATAAGTGCTTCTTTTATTATCTCTAATTCTCCAATCTGGAGTAGCACCAGCAGAATTATCAGCACCTTTAATCATAACCCAAGCTGGTTTAAAACCTAGATAAACAAATGTTCCATCACTAGACCCATTCCCTACAAAACTTCCAAATTTTGAGTAGCCTTTTTTCTCTGCGAAGCAGTAGGCTATGTAACCTGCATTATTAGTATTAACATTACTATTGCTTCCACCTTCTATTGTAAAAACAGAACTTGTTGGTGCAGTATTATTCCAATGAGTTTGTGAACTAAATGCGTTTGTTTCATCTAACATTGCTGATTTAGTCCAACCTTGAGTATGATGACCAACAATCCAATTCCTACCTGCTATCCTACCTTTAACTATAATCATTGATGGAGTAACTCCTAATCCATGACCAATAGTAGATACTGTTTCATTTCCTGTATAAGACACAATACTAAATCCAGCAGTAGTGTTAGCAGATACAGAACTTGTTATGCTTCCATCTGTGTTTGATGATGCAGAGCCACCAGCTTTCCAATTCCATGCAACATAACTTTCAGTATTTCCATTTATTCTTGTTGTGTTTCCAATACTAAAACCATCACTATCAAAACTTGTTAATCCATTTGATTGTGTTGCTTCTGCATTAGTAGCATGAGTTGATAAATATTTTGTTGCACCTCTTACAACATCATAAACTTGTGAACCAGAAGATGATGGAGTGCCTGTTCTTTGTTTAAAGAATACCCAATCTGGTTGCATATTCTCACTACCATCTAAAGTAATAGATTGTGTGCCACCATTACCAGTATATAGCTTTGTCTGGAAATAAAGTTCTGGGTTATCGACAGTTGTATAAGCCATGATTAATCCTTTGTGTAACCTATGTTAATTTCTTTGCATGAGTGTAACGAATGTAAAGCCATAATTCTATCCGTATTCTGCTAAATTTTTTGAGTTGAGTGAATAATATCCACTAGGTACTGCATATTCAAAGTTTCCATAGCCATTACCATCTGTGTTGCCAGATGAGATTGCGTAAGGTGGAGAGCCAAAGTTTGCTTTAAATGTTGCGTTGTAAGATGTTGTTCCATCAGCTACAGATGGAAAATATGCACCTAAAGGGGTTGAAGCTGTAGCAGTTATTGATATAGCTCCTGTTCCAGTAGAGCCACTTTCTGGATTTCCACTTTTTTCCCATGTGCCATTTTTTGCAAAATATAATTTATTATTATCTAAATCTAAAGCAACTGAAATAACATCTCCAACTGTATAAGCATTAAAACCGACATTTGAATATGTGTTATTATTTGACAAATATCCTGTTCCATTATCTGTGTACCAAGCAAAATCATTTGGAAAATTTCCTAACTCATGATCGTTAGATGTTGGTTGTGTTGAAGTAATACCTACAAATGGTTGATCTGTTCCACCACTTTTAGCATCATATTCTACTTCCCAATACCATTTGCCTGTGCTAACCCCTATTGTAGCAAAATTATAAGTAAAAGATGTATTTTGAGTTTGAACTTGTAAATTTCCCTCTGAATAAGTGTTAGATTGATAATAATTTTCTAAAGGATTCCATGTTGCAAAATTATTTGTGCAAGTATCAGTAGATTG